TTATAGAAGGTTTAGCAGGTTCTATTGACTTTAAAAGTGCTGGAAACTTCAATTTTATAAAAGGGGCTAATACACTTTTAACAATTTTAGAAACTGGTAACGTAGGGATAGGAACTACAAGTCCTAGCGCACCTTTAGATGTACGTAGGTCAGATGCTAGTGGTGTGGTTGCAGAGTTTAATAATAATGTTGGATTCGGTATTAATATTAACGTAGAAAGTGATGGTGGTGTTAATACTATTGCTTCAGGAAGTAATCAATCATTAGCCTTTGTGACAAATGGAGGTACAAATGAAAGAATGCGTATAGGCACTACAGGTAATGTCGGTATAGGAACTGATGCTCCTGCTCATACTTTAGATGTAAAAGGAGTAGACACAGATGATGCAACACTAGCAAGGTTTTACTCTAACACAGGAACTAGAGGTTCTTTTGTAATAAAAAATGGTACTGCAACAACTCCAACTACTTTCATAGGTACAGCAGGTGGAGGAGAACAATTATCTATTGGAACTAACAGTACTGAATCAATAAGGATAGGTGGCTCAGGTAATGTAGGTATTGGAACTAATGCTCCTGGTGAGAAGTTAGAAGTTGCTGGAAATATTAAGTTAGGAGATAACAATAAGTTATTATTTGGTGCAGGCAATGATTTAGAAATATTTCACGATGGAAGTAATTCTCTTATAAAAGATGTTGGAACAGGGTTTTTAATAATAGAATCAGATGCAGCTTTAGTTTTACAAAATGGAGCAGGAGAAGCATATTTACAAGCTATTTCAAATGGACAAGTAAATTTATATTATAACGGAAATAAAAAGTTTGAAACTACAAGCACAGGTGTTACTGTAACTGGAACCGTAGACCTAACAAACCTCACCGTAAGTAGTGCTCAGGGAACAGACGGACAAGTTCTAACCTCAACAGGTTCTGGGGTTGCGTGGGAAGATGTAAGTGGAGGAAGTAGCCCTTGGACTACTGACACTAACGGTATAACATATACTGCAGGTAATGTCGGAATTGGAGCTGCTTCTCAAGCAAGTACTGATTTACGTGTAGGAGGATTTGCAAGATTTAACGGAGATGTTAGATTTGATGGAGATGTTCAATGTGCTGGTGGCGACTTAATAGTAAATAATTCACTTAAAGATGTAAACTCCGCAACAGGAACATCAGGTCAAATTCTTTCTTCTGAAGGATCAGGAGGAGGCGTTGAATGGATAGATGCTGGAGTAAAGTCATCTACATCAGGCGAACCAAGTGGTTCTGACTCAGTTATAAATATAGTTAGTTTAACACAAGCAGAATATAATGCTGGAACACCAGTTGCAACAACATTATACATAATAACTTAATATGGCTATTTCATTAGGAAGCGGAAGTATAAGTACTTTAAAGCTGGGTTCAACTGCAGTAACCAAAGCATACCTTGGAAGTACTCAGGTTTTCCCTGTAGCTTCAGGAGTTGCATCAGGAAGCATAACGGCAGGGCAAGTTCGTACAAGTGACGGAACATTTGCCTGTACTCAATTTTCAACATCAGGAGGCGGAACAGGTGCAACTTTTAATATAACATTTGTTAACAAAACACCAACTGCTATTTCATCAATTACTAATGGAGGAAGTGGTTATGCAGTTAATGACACAATAGATTTACAAGTTGGCTCATTACCTGCTTCGTTTCAAAACCCAAGAGTTCAAATAACAGTAGCAAGCTTAGGATAAATAAAATTGTAGTTTTTTTAAATTACGTGTGATTATATAATAAAATCTAATTAAATGAATCAAATAGTAAAACAATTTAGCTTTGGCGACAAAGGTAGAGAAAAAGTGTTTAAAGGTATCGAAACACTTACTGAAGCCGTAGCCTCAACATTAGGGGGCGGTGGTGAATGTGTAATTTTTGAGGATGCCCAGGGAGTACCTGTAATAACTAAAGATGGTGTAACGGTAGCAGAATTATCTGTATTATTAGATCCTGTAGAAAACATGGGTGCATCATTAGTTAAGCAAGCAGCTAGAAGAACAGTAGCAGAAGCGGGGGACGGAACAACTACATCTACAGTATTAGCTCATGCAATACTTAAAGAGTTTGCTAAGTCACCTATGAAGTTTACTAGTAGAGAAAAAAGAGATGCAATAACTAATATTGTAAATAAAACTTTAACTCACTTAGAAAAACAAGCTAAGCCGGTTAATGGTGATATGATCGATGAAGTGGCTACCATATCTACTAATAACGATGCTGAATTAGGTAAACTAATTGCCGATGCATACAGAGCTGTAGATTTAACCGGGGTTGTTATGATGGAAACATCACAAGATGGCAATACCAGTATAGAAGTAGTTGAAGGTGTGCAATATGAAAAAGGCTTTACTAATAATCATTTTGTGACTAATCACGCAAGTAATACTGCGGAATTGAATAACCCTAAAATATTGTTAGTTGATTCAGCGGTAGACACGATTAGACAAATACAAACTATATTAGAGCATGTTATAAAAAATAACTTAGCTTTACTTATAGTTGGGGATGTTGATCCTAAAGTTGCCGCAGCACTTGCAATGAACAAAAATAAAGGCTCTATAAAAATTAATATAGTTCCAGCACCTACACATGGTGTTAATAGAAAAGAAATATTTGATGATTTAGCTTTATTAACAGGGGCGACTGTAGTAAGCGAAAATCTAGGTGATGATTTAGATTTAATTGATTTAGATTGTTTAGGCGCTTGCATTAAAGCAGTATCAACATTTAAAGATACCGTTTTTCAGGTAGCAGAAGAACAATCGGAAGATATTAAACTAATTATTGAAAGTATAAAAGAACAATTGCTTATAGAAAGCAATCCTAACAAAATAGTTAAACTTGAAAAAAGATTAGCTATGCTAGCTGCAAAACTTGCAATAGTAAAAGTTGGAGGTAATTCTGAGGTTGAATTAAATGAAAAGAAAGATAGAGTTGAAGATGCAATATGCGCAACTAAAGCTGCTATAAAAGAAGGTGTGGTTGCCGGTGGCGGAGTTGCACTAATTAATGCAATCAGAAGTATAAAACCAAAGTCATCTAGTGAAGAGCTGGTTATTGAAGCTTTGTATTATCCTTGCAAAACGATTATGAAAAATGCAGGATTAGAATATGAGCATATAAATAAAAAAGATTTTGGTGTTAATGTTGAAACTGGAAGAACAGTAAATATGTTTAAAGCAGGTATTATAGATCCTGTGCTAGTTACCAAGTCGGCATTAAAAAATGCTGCCTCAGTTGCTTCGACTATATTGTCCACCAACTGTGTTATGTCTAACGTAAGAGGATAATATGAATGCAATAGGTAGAAACATAATAATAAAAAAATTAAAAGAAGGTGTTACTAAAACTAAAGGCGGATTGCTTTTAGCTGAAAACCACCGAGAAGATATAAGATATGTAGAAGCTACAGTAGTATCTACAGGATCTGAATGTGACGGAATAAATAAAGATGATGTAATATATTACGATCGTCATGCTGGTCACAAAATAGAACTTGATAAAGAAACATATCACGTTATTAAAGCTCAAGATGTAGTATTTGTTTTATGAGAGAGTTAACCGGCCAGAAGTTAAAAGAAATAGGTCTGTTAAAACACTATAGAGTAATACGAAGATGGGCTTGTAAAAAAACTGGACTAACCGATGCTGACTTAGAATTATTAATATACTTTGATTGTTTAGGTAATTTCACAAGAAAAGACTTTGAAGATGGCATTTTAATTTATTCTTGGGACAATAGAAGATGGAATAGATTATTAAAAGAGGGTTGGATAGTTAAGTGGAGAGGATATAACGGCGCAGATAAAAGCTATAGTATATATCAAGTTAGTTTACAAACAAAAAATATAATACAACAGATTTATAGAATAATGCTGGGAACAGAAGATATACCAACTTCTACAAGACGTAATCCAGCAATGAAACGGATTTCTTACAGTGACAAAACTTTAGCCACTGCTATAGGAAAAATTAATAAAGATAAAACAAGATAATTATGGCAGGAATAATGGCAGCAATGAAACCTTTTAGTAGTCTGGGAACTGCTTTTTCAAACAACCCGGCCCTTAAAGCTGTGCAACAAGCTCAACAAAGAGCCCAAGCTCAGGCAGCAAATCAACCCGCAGGAGTTGCAGGAGCAGCGTCCGTTTCAGCGGCACCCCCAGCACCATCAGCAACAGACACTAGCGGACTAGAAGCTAGGATAGCAGCTTTAGAGGCAGGTGGGTCTAATACAGAAGAGTCAATTGTTCAAGCCGCAACGCCGCCTCCTTCCACACCGTCATCTATGGCTCCAGGAGCTTTAGCTGTGGGGGAAGCAATGTTTGGAAATCAAGAGCAACGAGATATGGCTGTAGACCCTAATATTTTTAACAGAAGATTTAATTAATAAACGATATGGAATATAAAAAAAGAATGGTTGACAATCCAACAGGAAAAGCAACTAACGCAAAAGAAATAGGAGAAAGTGCTTTATGGGATGGTCCCTTAAGTCAAGAAGGCAGACCTCATGCAAAGGGTAATTCTTCTGGAATAAACCCAATACAAGTTTTAAAATACCCTTGCAGGTATGAGTCAAAACCAATAACGGAATGTGCCAAGAAAGGACGGTACAATGAAGCTTACTAAAAATTTTAATAAGTCTGAATTTGAATGTAAGTGTGGTTGCGAAATGCCAGAAGATGTTTTGTTTGAAATACAAAAACTAGCAGCTCAGTTACAAACAATAAGAGATTTTATAAAAAAACCTGTAAAGCTTACAAATGCGTATAGGTGTCCTAAGCATAATAAAGCGGTTGGAGGGGTTTCAAACTCACAGCATATATTAGGTAAAGCTGCTGATATTCAAATAAATAATTTAGACCCAGCAGAAGTTTATAAAGCAATAGACAATTTAACCGAGCACGGTCACATATTACAAGGAGGTCTTGGTAAGTATAACACCTTTACTCATTACGATATAAGAAAAACTAGAGCCCGTTGGGATAAAACAGTAGAATAATGGCAGTAAAGAAAAAATCAGCGCCTAAGAAAAGAGGTAAGGCGCCATCGCGTAAGAAATCAAAAGGAAACTACGCAAAAGTAAAAAAAGGTAAAGGCCGAGGTAAAAAAGCCGGAGGAGGAATGACTGCCAAAGGAGTTGCAAAGTACCGCAAAGATAATCCTGGTAGTAAATTAAAAACTGCCGTGACTACACCACCCTCTAAATTAAAAAAAGGCAGTAAAGCTGCTAAGAGACGTAAATCATTTTGTGCAAGATCTAAAGGCTGGAAATCAGAAAGAGGATTAGCTGCGCGAAGAAAATGGAACTGTTAATATGAAAGGAAAAAAGAAAAAATCAACGCCTTGCTGGACGGGCTATATTAAAAAAGGCACAAAGATGAAAGGCAATCGCAGAGTTAATAATTGTGTGAAAGCTTCAAGAAACCGATAATTATGAATAAGAATCCGAACGCAAAAAAAAATGGCGGTGGAGGAACAGCTGTAGGAAGAGCTTTAAGATTCTTAGCCGCTCAAGGAAAAAAGTTTGCCCCAGAGCTGTTAGATATGGCAGGATCATTAACTGGGGTTGAAGCATTAAGTAAATTAGGAACTGCAATTAAAGGTGATTCCGGATTATCTGAAATAGATAAAAAATTATTATTAGCTGAACTAGAAACAGACGCAATAAGAGAACAAGAAATAACTAAACGTTGGGAAGCTGATTTACATTCAGATAGTTGGTTGTCAAAAAATGTACGGCCATTAACATTAACATTCTTATTAGCTTGCATGTTTCTTTTTGTTATATTAGATAGCACAGATTCAATACCATTTAATATAGATGGAGAATGGATAGATCTTCTTAAAGCACTTATGATAACTGCCGTTGGCGGTTACTTTGTAGTTAGATCAGGAGAAAAGATAACAAACAAAATAAAAAAATAACCATAAACACAAACATAACCATGAACAAGTACGACAAAAAAATGATGCATGAAAGAGAGCTAATCTACGATGCAAAAGGACAACTTCACCGAGCTGACAAAGAGTACAAAAAAGGTGATAAGCATGCGAAGCAAACAATGATTCACGACCGTGAATTAATATATGATGCTAAAGGAGCTATTCACCGAGTAGACGATTACAAACATAGCGGACACCCTCTAAGTAAACACTGGCAAAATAATAGATAATTATGGGACAATTTCCAACAAATCCAAGTTATATAACAAGAGCACAAACGTGGATCCCTACTAATTCTATAAATCTTAAGTCTGCTTGGGTTTTTGAAAATCAGTCCGGGTCTTTAGGAACTAATTTAACAGGTTCTGTAGTATATGTAGGAACTGCTGGCACAGTAAGAGTAATTGTAGCAGGAACACCAAATCCTCAAATCTCAGATGCATTAGAATTTAAAAACGTTGCTGCTGGAACAGTTTTACCAGTTGTAGTAGACTATGTATTAATTCCATCCAATGGGAGTGCCGCATCAGATATAATAGTAGGTAAATAACAGATAGGACTGTATAAACCTAAATAAACATAAACATAAACATAAACAAAAACAAAAACAAAATGGCAAAATTCATTAAATTTAACGTAAAAAATTCAGCAGCTGTACAGCCACTAGGACCAACCGAAGGTATCTTAGTAAATGTTGAAGACATCACAAAAGTAACTGCAACTGGAGCAACAGGAGCAAATGCTAAAACCTTAGTAATAGGTTTAACTGGAAGAAATTCTGAAGCTGGTTACAAAACTTTAACTTTAGCTGTATCTACTAGTATTTCAGCTGCGGTTAATCCAACGTTGACATCAGGTAATGCTAACCCACTAGTATCTGCAGTAAGATCTGCAATGACTGCTAATCCAGGAGGAGTGGTTGCTACAGTTAATGTAGGAGTTGATAATGCTGCTGCACCTAAGCAAATGTATTTTAGAACTGCGACATTCGCATAATAAAATAACTATAGTCTTGCGGGATTAACGTCTCGCGAGGCTATTATTAATAATATAAACATGGCTTTTAAAATTAGCGCTCCATATAAAATAATTGATACTCCTATCTATCATAAAGATATAGGTGATGATATTAATGGTTTAGCTACTAACAAAGGCACAATTATATTAAATAATAATTTGTCTCCTTTAAAAGAAAAAAATGTTATAGCTCATGAAATGGTGCACATCAATCAAATAAAAAGAGGCGATTTAGACTATGATAACGATTACGTTTATTGGAAAGGTAAGAAATATCCACGAAGCACTATGAAAGAAGGGGCAAAAAATTTGCCTTGGGAAGCTGAAGCCTATAAAAATGCATAAATGAAAACTTCTAAAAAAGGTTATTTAAAAAACAGCCCTGATGTTAGTAAGCCCCAAAATATTATAAAAGGCGGACGTATAACAATGAAAGGAGTCAAGTTTAAGGTATTAGGGACTGACGATCGAGGATATACTCAAATAATGTACCCAGGATATGATTATTATTTTCCTCACGCTAAATACGTTATAGAAACGCCAATTAAAAATTAACAATTAAAAATTAACAATTAAATTTAATCAAATGAAAAATTTATTTATTACATTATTATTACTAGTATCAAGTCAATTATTTGCGCAAAAAGAGTTAAGCGGTTTATGGGAGAGTGAAACCTCCTCTTACATAACCACAATAGTAACTTCAGAATATGCGGTATTAAACGTTTTTAATACAAGTTTTAGCAAAAATAGAGTAATAACAGAAAAAATAATAGATTATAAAAACAATAAATTAACAACTAACCTACACAATTCTCTTAACGGGTACACTGTTCAAATTGAATATTCTTTACAAAGTGAGGATATTATTGTTTGTACTTATAGTGGCGACTGGGAAGGAGATGTTATATTAACCCGATTAAAATAAATAATTATGGCATACATGCAAATACCGGGTAGAACCCCTTTAAAAAACAAAAAATTTGAGGATCTAACCAATGGAATACCCTTAAGACAAGAAATGAGTAATGACGAAAAAGAAGGAAGAGGAAAATATTCTAAAAATAAAAAGGATAGCGGAGGAGCTTACACCGCAGTAGATCAAAAAACCGGAGAAGAATACATGAGTACTGCGAAAGAACGAAAATTTAATGCGGACGCCCGCGATGGCACGTTAGCTATGCCCCCAGGAACAAGAAATGTTGACTACAATCCCGAGACCAAAAGTTATACCGCTAGACCTTATTCAGATAAAGCACCTAAGAAACAAATTCCTGAATACAAAAAACGACTAGCCAAAAAAGGAGATCCTTATGCTCGAAGAGAATATAAGGCATTTAAAGAAGATTCAACTAATTATATGCGATATGCAAACAGAGATGTAAAAACATTTAATCAAGCATCTAGCCGAGCCCAAAACTAAACACAATAATTATTAACAATTAAATTAAATCAAAATGAGTAAAGTAAAAAAAATGAAATCAGAAAACTTATCAATTAGTAAAGAACAATTAGAAAAAGTACAAACGCTGCAAGCAGACTTACAAAAGTTTTGTGCGCACATTGGAGGATTAGAGGTTCAAAAAGCAAAAGCTATTTATCAAATAAATATGCTTGAAAAAGAAATGGAGGACTTTAAAAAATCTATTGAAGACGAGTATGGACCTATTAACATTAATTTAACTGACGGTACTTATGAAGTAATACCTACGGATAAAAAAGAGTAGGGTCATGGGCAATATTATAAGAAAGATAAGTATAGGTGCTGACTATAAGAACGAAGCAATGCATTACTCTGTTAAGCAGACAGTTTACGGTGGGCACGAAATTTCTCATATAATATTTGAAGAGTCTGATAATTCTTATAATATATTTATAAAAAAAGAAGACGAGGTAATGCCGTGGAAGAAGTTTAATTCTAACATGGCAATATCCGTTGAGTATGACTTGGAGTACTAATGAGAAGTATATACGATTTTATCATAAAGCCAGTAGGCCAAAGATATGATAATACGGTAAAGGTTGGGGAAGTAGACCTAGTAACTAATACTTCTATAGAAAGTTTTAAGCACGTTAATAATATAGCGGAAGTTGTAGAAACTCCCGCGGCATTTGCAACCCCTATAAAAAAAGGGGATCTAATTGTAGTTCATCATAACGTGTTTAGAGTTTTTTATGATATGAAAGGACTTAAAAAAAATAGTAGATCGTTTCTTAAAGACGGGCTTTTTATGTGTGCAATAGATCAAATATATTTGTACAAGAATAAAAAGAACTGGAAATCATTTGGCGATAGATGCTTTGTTGCTCCGGTTAAAAATAAAGACCCTTTTAGTAGCGATAAAACAGCTAGTCTTATTGGTATACTAAAAATAGGCAATAAGTCCTTAGAACGTGCTGGAATCAATCCAGGGGACATAATTGGATTTACACCAAATAGCGAATGGGAATTTGTTATAGATAATCAAATTATGTATTGTATGAAATCAAATGATATTGTTATAAAGTATGAGCTCGATAGAAACGAAGAAGAATATAATAGCGGCTGGGCGCGAAGCAATTAAAGAATTAGTAAAGGTAGCAAAAGAAAAGATCGTTGACTCAGAAGAAGATATATCTGCTGACAGACTTAAAAATGCTGCCGCTACTAAAAAGCTTTGCATATTTGATGCTTTCGAAATATTAAATAAGATTCAAGAAGAGGAGCAGATGATTGCAGATTCCAATGATAAAGCAAATAAACCTACATTTAAAGGTTTTGCAGAGGGGAGATCTAAGTAATGGTTTATGAACAAACATTATACAGAGTTGTTAAAGACCACATTAAATCTTCTGTAATTAGTAAAAAAAATCGTTATTCTAAATGGAAATACGGTTATAACAAAGAATACGATATTGTTGTAATCAGTAAAACCGGAAAGATTGGAGAAATATATGAAATCGGCAGCGTAATGATCGCATTACCTAAAGCTGAAGACATAAAAGACTTAGGGGAAAATAAGTGGAAAGCCACTCAATATCCCAAAGTATTAAAAAAAATTAAAAGCGTTCAAGATTGGAATGCTTATCCAAATAGTTTTAAAGAACAGTGGCATCCATATATAGATGAAGAATTTGAAAGACGGGAAAAAGGTTTTTGGTTTATTAACAAAAATAAGCCTACTTACATTACTGGTACTCACTACATGTACCTGCAGTGGTCTAAGATTGACGTCGGATTACCGGACTTTAGAGAATCAAATAGATTATTCTATTTATTCTGGGAGGCCTGCAAAGCGGATTCAAGATCGTACGGTATTTGTTACCTTAAAAATAGACGCTCTGGATTTTCATTCATGTCGTCGGGAGAAACAGTTAATTCAGCTACGATATCTTCAGACTCTAGATTCGGCATATTATCTAAATCCGGGGCTGATGCTAAAAAAATGTTTACGGATAAAGTTGTACCAATCTCGGTAAACTACCCGTTTTTCTTTAAGCCAATACAAGACGGTATGGACCGTCCAAAAACAGAATTAGCATACAGGGTGCCTGCTTCTAAATTTACAAGGCGTAAATTAGAGGATAATCAAATGGCTACTGAACTTGACGGATTAGATACTACAATTGATTGGAAAAATACGGGTGACAACAGTTATGACGGTGAAAAGCTAAAGCTATTAGTTCACGATGAATCTGGCAAATGGGAAAAGCCTACTAATATACTTAACAACTGGCGAGTGACTAAAACTTGCTTACGATTAGGTAGTAGAATAGTAGGTAAATGTATGATGGGATCAACATCAAATGCTTTAGATAAAGGAGGTAAAAACTTCAAAAAATTATATGATGGCTCGGATGCATTATTAAGAAATAAAAATGGGCAAACTAAAACAGGTTTATATAAACTGTTTATTCCTATGGAATGGAATTATGAAGGTTTTATTGATCAGTATGGTTATCCTGTGTTTGATACTCCAAAAAAAGAAACATTAGATCCACAAGGAAACTTAATTACAGAAGGAGTAATACAACACTGGGAAAATGAAGTTGAAGGATTAAAAGACGATGCCGATGCTTTAAATGAATATTATAGGCAGTTTCCAAGAACGGAGCAACACGCTTTTAGAGATGAAGCTAAACAATCTATTTTTAATTTAACAAAAATTTATCAACAAATAGATTATAACGAAGAATTAAAAAATTCTGCTATGGTTACCCAAGGTAATTTTCAGTGGGAAAACGGAATTAAAGATACTAAAGTAATGTTCTATCCAAATAAAAATGGTAGATTTTTTATTACTTGGGTGCCAGATCAAGAACAACAAAATAACTTAATAATAAAAAATGGTATTAAATATCCTGGCAATGAGCATTTGGGAGCTTTTGGATGTGATAGCTATGACATTAGTGGTGTTGTTGGTGGTGGTGGATCTAACGGATCGCTTCATGGATTAACAAAATTTTCTATAGAAAATGTACCACCTAATCATTTTTTTCTTGAATATATTGCAAGACCTTCAACAGCAGAAATGTTTTTTGAAGATGTGCTTATGGCTATAGTATTTTATGGCATGCCTTTATTAGCAGAAAATAATAAACCTAGATTACTTTATTATTTAAAACGTAGGGGATATAGAGGATTTAGTATTAATAGGCCAGATAAAACATATAACAAATTATCATTAGCAGAAAGAGAAGTAGGAGGAATACCTAATTCAAGTGAAGATATAAAACAAGCTCATGCCTCTGCTATAGAAACGTATATAGAAGATTTTGTGGGAGAAAAAAAAGATGGTTATGGAGATATATATCTTCAAAGAACTTTAGAAGATTGGGCTAAGTTTGATATAAATAATAGAACAAAGCATGATGCTTCTATAAGTTCAGGATTAGCTTTAATGGCCTGCAATAAGCATAGATATAGTCCTAAAGGATTAACTAAAATTAAATCATATTCTTTGGGTTTTAAAAAATATAACAACGAGGGATCTACTTCAAAAATAATACAATAAATGAATGTAAGTACAAATACTAATAGCCCATTTCCAGATCAAGTAGTAAGCGATGCTGAGAAAGCTACCTGGGAATACGGACTTCAAGTAAGTAGAGCTATAGAACAAGAGTGGTTTAATTACGGAGGAAGTGGTTCAAATCGTTACGCAACAAATTGGAATAACTTTCATAATCTACGGTTATATGCTAGAGGCGAACAAAGCGTGCAAAAGTATAAAGACGAATTAGCTATTAATGGAGATTTGTCTTATCTTAATTTAGATTGGAAACCTGTTCCTATATTATCTAAATTTTCTAATATAGTAGCTAATGGTATAACTCAAAAGCAGTATGATTTAACCTCATACGCTCAAGACCCTGAGTCTTTAAAGAAAAGAACAGATTTTGCGGAAGACATATTGTTTGATATGGTAACCAAAAATGAGCAAGCTCAAGCCTCAGAAATTGTTAAGGTAAATTTAAGCAGATCTAATATACCTCCAGAAAGTCTTCCTGAAACTATAGAAGAAAGAGATTTACACATGCAACTTAGCTATAAGCAAGCAATTGAAGTGGCTGAGGAGGAAGCTATTAGTACGGTTTTAGCAACTAATGAATTTGATCTTACTAAATCCAGAGTAAACCAAGATTTAGTAAATATAGGAATAGGTATTACCAAAACTTCTTTTAATCCTGCTGAGGGTATCGTAGTTGATTACGTAGATCCTGCTTATTGCGTTTGGTCTTACACAGAAGATCCTCATTTTGAAGATATATATTATGTAGGAGAAGTTAAATCTATAACTATTCCAGAGCTTAAAAAAGAATTTCCTAATATTTCTAATGAAGAATTAGAAAGAATACAAAAGATGCCTGGTAATCGAAGAATGATAAGAGGCTTTGAAAACTACGATTATAATACTGTTCAAGTATTATATTTTGAATACAAAACTTATACAGATCAAGTATTTAAAATAAAAAGAACAGATTCTGGCTTAGAAAAAGCAATCGAAAAAACTGATGAGTTTAATCCTCCCCCAAATGACAATTTTGAAAGAGTTTCTAGATCTATAGAAGTTTTGTACGAAGGAGCTAAAGTTATTGGGACAGATATGATGCTTAAGTGGGAAATGTCAGAAAACATGACAAGACCTTTAGCTGATACAACTCGTGTTGAAATGAGTTATTCTTTATGTGCTCCTAGAATGTATAAAGGAAAAATACAATCCTTAATAAGTAAATGTATAGGGTTTGCCGATGTTATCCAACTAACCCATTTAAAAATCCAACAAGTATTATCTAGAATGGTGCCTGATGGTATATTTTTAGATATGGACGGATTAGCTGAAGTAGATTTAGGTAACGGAACAAATTATAATCCAGCGGAAGCATTAAACATGTACTTCCAAACAGGTTCTGTTGTGGGTAGATCTCTTACTCAAGATGGAGATATGAATAGAGCTAAGGTGCCAATTCAAGAATTGTCTTCTTCCAGTGGAATAGGAAAGATACAATCTCTTATTACTGCTTATAATTATAATATGCAAATGATTAGAGATGTTACCGGATTAAACGAAGCAAGAGATGGATCTTTACCTGATGCAGATTCTTTAGTTGGCTTACAAAAAATGGCAGCTAATGCTTCTAATGTAGCTACTAAACACATTCAAGATGCTAGTCTTTTCTTAGCTTTGAGTACTTGTGAAAATATTTCTTTAAAAATAGCTGATGTATTAAATTTCCCTCTTACTAAGAATTCTTTAATGAACAGTATATCTACATTTAACGTAGAAACACTAAGAGAAATAGAAAATTTAAATCTTCATGACTTTGGAATATATTTAGAAATGGAACCAGACGACGAAGAAAAAGCTGAATTAGCAGCCAACATAAATGCTTCATTGCAACAAGGTAGTATTGATATAGAGGATGCTATCGATATACGTGAGATTAAAAATCTTAAGCTCGCTAATCAAATGTTAAAGCTCAAGCGTAAGAAAAAATTAGAAAGAGAACAAGCGGTAGCACAGCAAAACATACAAGCTCAAGCAGAAGCAAATGCTCAAGCCTCTGAAAAAGCCGCAATGGCGGAAGTGCAAAAACAACAAGCTCTTACGTCTGAAAAAGTTGCTATAGAACAAGCTAAGTCCCAATTTGAAATACAAAGAATGGAAAGGGAAGCTCAAATAAAGAAGCAATTAATGGCAACAGAATTTGAATATAACATGCAATTAGCCCAAGCTCAGTTAGGCGCTACTAAACAAAAAGAAGCGGAAATAGAAGATAGAAAAGACAAAAGGGTAAAGATACAAGGAACTCAACAAAGCGAATTAATACAACAAAGACAAACAGAAGGCATGCCTAAAAACTTTGAATCACAAGGCAATGACGTAATGGGAGGATTTGACTTATCATCATTTGATCCTAGCTAAATAAGTATTTAATAATTATATAATATTATATCATGAATGAACAAACAAAAACGGAGGGATCTTTTAAGATCCAGTCCAAGCCAAAGCTAACTGATGAACAGTTGGCTGCAAAAAACAAGGAACCTTTAATAGATGTTCCAAGTAATGTAACTAGAGTAGTAATTCCTAAAGAAAAAAAAGATGCCAATCCAGAGCCAAGCGCAGGCGGTGTGGTTAATGATGAACGAGCCGAAGATATTCAAAAAGTGGAGGAAGGAATACCCGAGCCAGTCATTAAAGAAATTACCGAAGAAGAAGAAGAAAAAGAAATAAAAGCTGAAGAACCGGTAGCGGAATCTCAACCTATTCAAAATGATTTGCCAGAAAATATAAACAAACTGGTAGACTTTATGAAGGAAACCGGGGGGACTATGCAGGATTACATTAGGCTCAATACAAATTATGAAGATGTTGATAGAGATGCCTTAGTAAAAGAATATTATAAAAGCACTAAACCTCATTTGTCGCAAGAAGAAATTGATTTTATGATCGAAGACACTTTCGCATTTGATGAAGATATTGATGAAGAGCGAGACATCAAAAGAAAAAAACTCGCATACAAAGAAGAGGTTTCGAAAGCCCGTAAGTTTTTAGAAGATACTAAAGAAAAATATTATGATGACATCAAGTTGAAGTCACCTAGTCTTTCTGAGGATCAACAAAAGGCATCGGACTTTTTTAATCGATATAAGGAGGACCAGGAAAGAAACTCCCAAAATCATGAGAAGTTTAAAACCCAAACTGAACAATTATTTAATAAAGATTTCGAAGGTTTCGATTTCGATTTAGGAGAAAAAAAGTTTAGATATGGAGTTCAAAATGCCGCTCAAGTGGGAGAAAAACAATCGGACATCGGTAATTTCATAGGGAAGTTCCTTGGGGAAGATGGCACGGTTAAAGATACTAAAGGGTATCACAAGGCTTTATACGCAGGAGCAAATGCTGATAAAATAGCAAATCACTTCTACGAACAAGGCAAAGCAGATGCTATTAGAGATGTTGTAAACAAATCTAATAACACATCTACGGAAGCTAGAAAAGCGGCACCTGTTGAAAGTGCTCGTTTCGGTGCATATAAAGTCAAATCAATTTCTGGAGCGGACTCCGCAAAACTAAAAATTAAAAAGTTTAAAAACTAATAGAAATGAGTTTATTACCACAATTTGGGAGTATAATCCCATCACAAACGCAGCAATTGCTTGCGACAAATTATTTACAATGGAACAACAACGGCGGAGGTGCTGGGGTTCCAGGAAACTTTGCTGACTTTGCTCAGCAGTATTTACCAGAAATCTACGAAGCAGAAGTAGAGCGTTATGGAAACAGAACGTTATCTGGATTTTTAAGAATGGTTGGTGCTGAAATGCCAATGACATCTGATCAAGTTATTTGGTCTGAACAAAACAGATTACACATCTCTTACGCTGGAGTATCTCAAGCTAACGGAGCTGGTACATTATCTGTAATTACTCTTAACCCAGCTGCTACAGCAGGAGTTAGTAACGTAATTTCAGTAAATGATACTGTTGTTGTTTTAGATCCAGCTACTGGGCTAGAGGCTAAAGGTATTGTAACAGTTTCTGTACTTGGTGCAGCTGGAACAATTACTATTCAGCCATTTGCTGGAACAACTTTAACAACTCAAGGTTTTTCTGCAGCTGGATTAAAAGTATTCGTTTACGGATCTGATTATTCTAAAGGAACTACATTGGCAGCAGGTGGCGCAGGTAACTCTGCAGTACGAAATAGTGTAGAGCCTGTATTAACACAGTTTTCTAACTCTCCAATCATTATTAGAGATCAGTACGTTGTATCTGGATCTGATACTGCACAAATCGGATGGGTAAATGTAGCGACTGAAGACGGAACTGACGGGTACTTATGGTATTTGAAAGCTGAATCTGAAACTCGTTTACGTTTTGAAGATTACTTAGAAATGGCAATGGTAGAAGGTGAATTAAACGCATCTGCTCTTAACCCATTAACTCAGCCAGGAACACAAGGTTTATTTGCGGCTATTCAAGCTCGAGGAAACGTAGAAACTGGATTTACTGCGGCTCAAGGATTGACTGAATTTGATGCTATCCTTAAAAACCTTGATACTCAAGGAGCAATTGAGGAGAACATGTTATTCTTAAACCGTCAAACTGCTTTAGATTTTGATGATATGCTAGCAAGCATTTCTTCGGGAACTTCTGGAGGGGTTGCTTTTGGATTATTTGAAAATTCAGAAGACATGGCGCTTAACTTAGGATTCAGCGGATTCCGTAGAGGATCTTATGACTTTTACAAAACAGATTGGAAATACTTAAATGATGCGTCTACTCGTGGAGCTATCAATGGAGTTAACTCAATTGAAGGTGTATTAGTACCTGCTGGAACTTCAACTGTTTACGATCAAGTTTTAGGAACTAACATTCGTCGTCCATTTTTGCACGTACGATACAGAGCTTCTCAAACTGATGACCGTAGAATGAAGTCTTGGTTAACAGGATCTGTAGGAGGTGCTAGTAATTCAACTCTTGATGCAATGGAAGTAAACTTCCTATCTGAAAGATGTTTGATTACTCAAGCAGCTAATAACTTTGTATTATTCAGAGGAATCTAATAATTTCAATACTAAAGGCGAGGGCCTTCGGGTCCTCCCTTTATTTTTAACTATTTAATTATATTATATTATGGCAAATAAAAAACCCGCAGCTAAAAAAGCTGCACCACAAGAACCAATTACAGATGGACTACCAGAAGTAGTTGCTACAAAACCAGTTGTAGAAACACCAAAAAAACCAACTAAACCTAAATGGGAAATTAAAGATAGGTTATATTACTTAATAGGTAGACACACTCCTCTTACATTAACTATTCCAGGAAAGCATACTAGAAAGCATGCATTGTTGTATTTTGATGAAGAAACTGGAATACAAAAAGAAATTAGATATGCTACTAATCATGATTCGCCTTTTAAAAGCGAACAGGATGGTGAAGCTACATTAGGACATATCATGTTTAGAGATGGGGATTTAAGAGTTCCTAAAACACAACAAAATTTACAAAAACTTCTTTCATTGTATCATCCGTTAAAAGGCAGAATTTACGAGGAATATGATCCGGTTGAAGAAGCTTACGATGATTTAGAATTACTTGATCTGCAAACTGATGCAGCAGTATTTGCTAGAGATATGGATATTGACGATGCCGAGGCTATACTAAGAGTTGAAATGGGTAATGCAGTAAACAATTTATCTTCTAAAGAAATTAAAAGAGATTTAAGATTGTTTGCAAATAACAACCCTGAATTATTTTTAGAATTAGCTCAAGATGAGAATGTAGGGCTTAGAAATGTAGCAATAAAAGCTACAGAAGCGAGTATAATTACTTTGTCTCAAGATCAAAGAACTTTTTCTTGGACATCTAATGGTAGAAAGCTAATGTCTGTACCTTTTGATGAAAACCCATACTCAGCTATGGCCGCATTCTTTAAAACTGATGAAGGAGTTGAAGTATATAGATCTATAGAAAAGAAATTTAATTAGTAGTTTTTTTTAAAAACACGTGATTATATTATAGATGGTGAATTATTATTAGCCGGTTTCTTAAGTGAGGCCGGTTAATATTTATAACAAAAGAAATAAAATGGCAGTAAACGTAGATATAGTTTATAAAACGGTGTTACTTATTCTTAA